GTAAGACTTGGTTCCGGGGCTGTTTTACTTACTACTTACCAGTCGAGTATACTTCTCGATGGAAGTTAGCTAAGTTTGCAGCTGAAGCTGGACACCTTTACGGTATCGAGCTAACACCGGATGTCGTTTGGAAGGCGGCACCGTGGACTTGGGCCATTGACTGGTTTTCCAATATGGGAGATGTTGTTTCTAATCTCTCAGATTGGGCCACCGATGGATTGGTGATGCGTTACGGCTACGTCATGGAAACTATAATCCATGAAGAAACGTACGCATTAGACAGACCATGTCGATTGAAACTGGCGAGTGATTCGCCGGGAACTCTCTTCAGTGGTCATGCCTACGCTCGCCCCGTCACTGTTTACTACGAGAGTAAACAACGGGTACAAGCGACACCATTTGGATTCGAGGTAAGCTGGAATGGCTTATCGAATCGCCAATGGGTCATAGCCGCTGCGCTGAGTATTACTCGGCTTTTCGGCTGATGACTGTATCACGCCAAGCGCCACAGGGGCCTTGGTGTAAACCAAGGACCTAGGAGTGATGCCTTATGGCTTTTGCTGACCCACAGACTATCACTATCTCTGGGGTGACAACTCCCCTCCCCCGTGTTTCCACGGAGGGGGATGAGGTTGCCTACTCGAGTGCTGATGGCCTGATACAAATGCTTGCTTCCCACGATAGTGGGAAGAGAAACAGGCATTTGCTCAGGGTCAATCACTCTAAGCTCACAGCTGATCCGTTTATTCCGGCGGAAAATGTCAAAGTTTCGATGAGTTTTTACATCGTCTTTGATGTTCCCGTTGCGGGATATACGGCTGCTGAGCAGCTTGCTGTTTATACTGGATTTAAAACCCAGTTTTCAGCAAGTTCGGATACCCTCATCACCAAGCTTCTTGCTGGTGAGAGTTAGCCGTCATGCATGTAAAGGTTTCAGGGCCGGCTGTAAAGCGTGTTTCACGAGCGCTTTACCTGGCTGAGAATCCTAGTAATATACATGCATCAGACGAGGAAATTCCGAAGAACGGCGATCTCTATTTCCATATCCGCTTGAGCTGGAAAGCTCTTGCGGCTTTTGGACTAGTGGTTGGCCAATCAACGGTTACCCTTTTACGCGACCAGTTTCATCTGTTCACGTGAGAGGTTTTCTCGTTTGCCATTTATGGCATCGGCTGTGGTCATCACGCGCTGAAGCAGAGCCTTATTCAAAACAGGCTCTACCGCCTTCTCATGGTGAGAAGGATGTGAACCTCCTTATCGTCGATTTTATGCGACGACAGGGTTGGTTGCGTGATGGTGAAATGTCATAAGGCTATGGATCTTGTAACCTCTATTAGGAGGGCAAGTGAAAAGCCTTATGTCACTCTGGACAAGGATGGCTGAAGATTCTGCCATCCTTTGCTGCACCAGTGCCACTTCTGACATTACAACTGCCAGAAGGCGGTTCGAACATGAGGGACTATCGTTTCTTACGATAGTCCTACCCGACTTTGGAAAGTTCATCCAAAAATGGATTGACCAAGGTCAGGTCGGTATCCACCCTTCCTTTTCAACGGGAAGGGGAACTCTCCCCCTGTTTCTAGGAGGTTTGTTCAACCGTGTGTTCGACCGGAGAAGTGGTCTATTGCTCGACGAACCTTCCATCGATGCAATCCGCGCTTTGCGGCAACTTACGTTGTCGTTTGCGAAGATTTCATTGCCTTGCAGCGATGCAAGGACAATGAATGCGATGGTTAGATACGTCGAGTGTGAGAAGGACGTTAGGCAATTTGACTTCGATGTCAGCGAGAGGGATCTCAATGACTTCGAGGAAATGTCAAATTTGCTTTTTCGGGATGTCTTTACCATAGTCGACAGAGATGTCTACTATGACAGACTCCTTCCAAAGCATGGTCCCGGTGCCGTTGCCGATAATCTTACCAGTAATGGCAAGTATCGGTCCCGGTCGTGGACTAGTCGCCTTTCAGAAGTTTTCCTTCTGGATAGGTACCTTATTCCGAATCATCATTTTGTTGATGACCTGGAAGAGGTTAACGTCCTCGAACCTGGTGCGGAGATACCCGTTCGGGTTATCTCCGTTCCTAAAACGTTGAAAACGCCTAGGATAATCGCAATTGAGCCGACGTGTATGCAATATACACAGCAAGCTCTCTTGCGATCCCTCCTTGAAGCCTTCTATAGGGATGAACTCCTATGTGGGCTTATTGGATTTGACAACCAGGAGCCTAATCAGCTCATGGCATGTCAAGGTTCGGCCGATGGCCTGACCGCAACACTCGATTTGAGTGATGCATCGGATCGCGTTTCCAATCAGCTCGTCATTCGAATGACGCGGAAGTGGCCTTTATTGCAGAAGGCCATCCAAGCCTCTCGATCGAGACGGGCGGACGTACCTGGCCACGGAGAAATCCGTTTAGCCAAGTTCGCGTCTATGGGTTCAGCTCTCTGTTTCCCAATTGAGGCCTTCGTCTTTACGACGTTGATCTTCTTAGGGATCCAGAAGTCGCTCAATAGACCGCTGACCAAGGGAGATCTTCATTTCTTCCTTGGCTCGGTGCGCGTCTACGGAGATGATTTGATTGTCCCCGTAGAACATGTGCATACCATCGTACAAACGCTCGAACATTTCGGTGCTCGAGTTGGTTTGGACAAGTCTTTCTGGACTGGCAAGTTCAGAGAGTCTTGTGGTATGGAATACCTTAATGGACACGATGTAACTATTAGTCGTGTCCGGCAGGCGTTACCATACACGATGGCAGACGCTACTGGTGTAATCTCTACTGTGTCGTTACGCAATCAGCTGTACCTTGCTGGTTACGTTGGCACGGCAGAGTGGTTGGATACTCTACTTATGGGAATACTAAAGTATTTCCCGGCAGTAGAACCAACCTCGCCGGTACTAGGCAGGGGTTCATACGATAGTATTCTCAGTGATGAGAATACTGGATTATCTCGTATGCACCCAGACCTCCATATCCGTCAAGTTCGCGGATATGTTGTGGAGGCCAAAGCGCCCAGCGATCCGCTGGACGATACTGGTGCCTTGCTCAAGTGTTTACTCAAGCTGGAATCTCGTGCTCAGTTAAGGGCGGAAACGCCCTGGCACGAATCCGGCACGACTCCAGAAATGGAGTCTTCCCCGTGGGCACCACCTGCGGGACAAGATGGGAAACACTTGGAGCGTTCTGGACGCCCCAAGCGCGTCGGCATCAAGCTTGGGTGGTGGCCAGACCGGTAAGGTCTGGCGGGGCTTCGGCCTTGTGGGAGATCACAAACCGAGTTCTAACTCGGCGGCTTTGTCCCTTCAACAAGGACATTGCTGGGCTTCCCAATGGGTACTTCTTTCTGTTTACGCCTAATCGACGTAAGCGGTA